GCGTTAGTTACGGCTGACGTATCTATATTATTTGCTCGAACTTGTCCTTGACCTATATTATCTGTACTAACTTGACCTGCACCAATTTTTTCTGTGGTCACTGCTGCAAAAGCAAGTTTAGATGTAGTGACATTTAAATCTGCAATTTTGTCTGTAGTGACAGCGGAATTGTTGATTTTTGGAGTTGTTACTGCAGAGTCGTTAATTTTATCTGTAGTGACAGCGGAATTGTCAATGTCTACTGTTTTAACTTCTCCGTCTCCAATTTTTGCAGAAGTAATTGATCCATCTGCAATTTTAGATGTAATTATTGCAGAGTCATTAAGCGTTTCAGTTGTTACATTAGCCGGGGCAATTGACTCGGTAGTAATTGCACCAATAGAAATATTTCTATTTGTTACAGAATCATCGTCAAGAATTTTATTAACAATAGATAGATTTGCTAGTTGATCTGTAGAGATTGCTTTAGGCTGAATATTAGTAGCTTGAACTACCTGAGCAGCAAGCCTTGAGTACGAAGGTCTAGCTTCAAGATATTTAAGACGATCTTTCATATCCGAAATATTAGATGTTAAACTGTTAAACCTAGATCTTCTTCTACTTGCCACGGCGGTCAACCTTCCAGTCTGCTACTAAATCAAGATCTACTTTCTCAGGAACATGAGGACTATCAGGGATAGAAACTTTAAAAGAATTAATTTTACGAATAATAATGTCGTCTCTCGGTTCTTGATCGCTCTCTAGACGTTGACGAACAAACTCATCATCAATAATGATGGAGCACCACTCTCCAGGTGCATAGCTGCCTACTTGTGGATCTAGTGAGCCATTTACTGTCAGCTTAAATTCTCCTATAGGAGGACGCGACTCATATAAGTAGTCTGAAGCAAAACTGTATAAAGCTCCGGGGTCTGAGATGTCGTTGAGAGCCTCTGTTTGATCTAAGAGGGGCCAGCCTAATCCTGTAGTGTTGTTGAGTAGGTCAGAAGCAGACGCTCCTGCATAGGGTTGATACGAGTCAGTACCAATTTCTGGATCATTACCTACAACAAACATTCTTGTTGCAGCATTTTCCGCACTTTCGTCTACAGAAAAAGTAGATACGTTCCCTGGGAATTCAAAGACAAGTTTATCTGCGTTAAAATACTCAATAGATCTAGGGAAATCTCCTTCTACTGGCTCAGGGGTGTCTGAAGGAATAAGCGCAGAGCGAAGAGTAAATCCGTTTGAAGAAACAATAAAATCATCAACTCGAAGGAGTCTAAAAATTCTTTCAAAGGATGCAGTGTCTAAGTTATAGTCGCAGTCTATTCTGTACTCAAAGCCGCCAATATTATTAGAATACTCTTCTAGAAGTTCTCCAACACTTTTTTGTTCAAAACCTCTAATGTATTTTGTTTCTTGATAGAACCCGCTTTTTAGCCCGTCTTCTGGTTCTATGAGAATAATATCAATGTCCGAGTTAGACGAGTAGCTTCCATAATCTGAGTAAATAAATCTACTCCCTAAAGTAACTGTTCCCCCACTGACGGGGGTGTCTGGGATGTCAAGAATGGCAGAACAAAGAAAGCCGATTTTATTTGAAGAACTGATGAATGCAATATCAAACTGACCGTTAAAAATACTGTCAAGTCTTCCGGTAAAGAAAGAATCAACGTTTTCTACGACAATTGTCTGCCCTACCGAAGCCCCGTGGGGGACATCAGTTGTAATTGTGGCAAGACTTTCTGCAGCGCCTTCACCAACTCCAATAGCTTGCTTGGTAACAATATTAAGAATTCTTTTTCCAGAAAGGGTAGTTCGTTGAATATCTGGACCAATACTTTCGAATATTACGGTTAGATTGTCTGGGACTGACAGTACTGTCTGCACTCCATCTAATGCTCCGTCAATTTCATATAATTTTATTTCTTGGCCAGGAATAACATCATGAGAATCTAAAGTTTTTATTGTGGCAAGGTTATTAGATCTTTCTTTACTTATAACAGAACCTTCAAGTCTTAGCGCCGGTAAAGTACTGTCATTAACAAAATCTACTCCAGATAAATCTGTAGAAGTTCTAAAAATAAGATCTCGTGCAAAATCATAGGTATCAATAGCTATACGAGCAATTCCCGTAAAAATTTGTGTTAAAGGAACATCTCCAGTAGGAGACAACACAAGAAATTGAGTAGCAGAGGTTACGGAAGTAATTTCGTAGAATCCATTTAATGCAGGGCCTACTCCAAGAATTTCTACGACCTCACCTTCAGAAAAACCGTGAGGAGATTGAGAAACAATTACTGAGATACCACCGGATATGCTGTATGAATTTAGCCCAACGTAGTCAGTTCCATATATAAGAGTCTGCCATACATTTCTATGGTAGAAATAACTCATAAACTCAGCACCGTCTACTTTAAGTTCTTTAGAAACAACGTCATACGTTCTAGACCAAATAATTCCGCCCCAGACGCAAACATCATTTCTCATAATATAGAGACCTGTTCTGCCTGGCATCGTAGATTCGTAGAGGTTGAGACCGCTAGTAGCAGGGATATAGGGAATAGTACCGGAAAATGCTCCTGCTTTTCTATTGGTTCTTTCATACGATACAGATTTAAAAGGGATTTCCGAAATAATATTGTTTGTCAATAAGTCAGTTAGAAAATACCTATAGGTAAGTTCTTCGTAATTGAATGCCATCATTTCCTCGCTGTAGTCTTTTAGATTAGCTAAGCCATCCAGATCTATAGTACACCTTTAAAACAGCAGTACTTTCAGGATTACCGCTGTCTTCGAATTCTAATATGTTTTCACCGGGTGCAAAACGTATGAAGTCGGCAAGAACATCAATTCTTCCTCTGGCACCAATTAATTCTCCATTAAAGGCTACTTCTCTGTCTTGAGTATTTATTTCTAAAATACTAGGATCTACCGAAGCGACCCCCGTTGATACTCCAGGAGTAAACTGTACTTCTGTCTTTTTTACTGCTACACCACTCTGAGCTAATGTTCTTTCCACATTCTGAGAAACAATTGCAGTGCCATTTGCACTAGAGAATGGCAGACTTCCTGCAACAGAAGCCTGTCCAGTTGATACATCCTCAAGGGTGACGTTTCCAGACATCTGAACAGAAGATCTTAAAGCGAATGCACCCTCTCCTGCTGCAACAGAAGCTATAGCTCCACTCACCTCTGTTGTGTACCTCAACTGATTTGCAGCAGGAACAGTGACAGTGTAATACCCATTAAGTGAAGAGATTGCTATATTTCCTATTAATAATTCGCTTCCAGAAGGGAATCCATGATTACCCCCTGTAGTAATAGTTGCAGTAGTTCCAGATCTTTCAATGTTTACAATGGCAATCGCTGTAGAAGAGTCTGATACGTTAGCAGAAGCCTTCGTGAAACTAAAAGTATTTTGCGACACAGCAGTAACCTGGTATGCACCGTTGAATGTAGCATCAACATTATTTATTTGAACAGACTCGCCCACAAGAATCCCGTGTGCACTTAGCGTAGTAAGTGTGGCAACGCTTCCAATTAAATTTTTTCTAACGATCCATCTAGAGCTAGGAGAAATCGACCCACCTGAAACTACTGTAGGAATAATGTTTTCTATTCCTGATCTGTTATAGGATAGAGCAGTACTACTTGGAGTAGATATTACGGTAAACTCTCCATTAAATACTGCAGGTGATCCAACATTGGAGTCTTTTACAATAATCTTTTCCCCAGGCAGTACCCCGTGCGGAGTTGATGTTGTGAGAGTAGCAACGGCAGATGCAATTGCCTTAGATATTACCGAGCTTTTAGTGGATCTGTCTCTAAAAAATGTAAAAGAGTTTAGGGTGGGAAGTGCACTAACAGTAAAAGATCCTCCGTATGCCTGAGACATATCGGTGATATTTACTTGCTCACCTACAGAAAATCCGTGACTACCTGACGTAGTAATTGTTGCTTGCAAAGAAGCAATTACAGATGTTAGAATAGTTTTAGAGTTTGTTCTACTTTTTGCATAACTAAATTTTAATCCGTCAGAAGATACGGAAGAAATAACGTAAACTCCATTGAAATTAATATCATCTACTCCCAAAATATTTACTTGCTCTCCGACAAGAAATCCGTGAGGAGCAGATGTGGTAAGAGTTGCAATATTAGAAACAAGAATTTTACCTGTAACAGGAGCAACGGGGACTCGTGTTGTTTGATAAGTGAATGATGTCAAATTAGGAATAGATGTAATACTGTACGTACCATCAAATACGCTGTCTACATTAGAAATAAGAATTTCATTTCCAATAGAGAATCCATGATTTGTAGTTGTTTCAATTTTAGCAATATTGCTGATTAATGAACGATACAAAACTTGTTTGATGTCAGAAACCCTGGGCAGTCTCGAGTACTTAAAAGTAGTTTCTGTAGGGATACTTCTGATTGTATACGTCCCATCAAATGTTTCATTAACTCCTGAAACAGTGATCTCGCTTCCTACAGAGAATCCATGAGGATTTCTTGTTGTAATTGTTGCCATATCTTCGAGAATATTTTGATCAAACGAAAGCTGAACATTTTCAATTCTTGCACTAAGTGACCCACCAAAACCAGTAGTCAGAATGATAAGTTCATCTGTAGTTCTATTGTAGATTGTTGCTGGCGCGACTACAGGACCGCTAACTTCTAAGATTGCAGGGACTTTATAGTTTCCAATATTATTGACAATTCCGGAACCAGAAAGAGTATCTCCATACTTAAGTGCAGAGATTTCTATTGTCTCGTAGCCGTCAGGTTGAGAATCGTTCCACGCATATTTGATAGGGTCTGGTGCCCTTAGCGGGATCTCAAATTCGGTACGGCCTCTTGCATTTACTGTAGCTATCTTTGGACCGCTTGAGAGTCGAACGAAAGATGCGCGAATAGGGTCAGTTCCCGCTAGCAGCCAAGTACCTCGATAGACAAGATCAGTAGCAGCGGTTAGTCGATCTCGGGCGGCTTCAACCAAAGAAGAGTCGGGAGTGAGAAATACACCTTTTAAGTTAAGTGATCTGGCTACATATCTGCCTTGTACGTCGTAGGATCCGTCGCCATAACCTCGAGGGATTTCTGGCATATCTGCTTCAGGTGGAGTCCACCACCCATCAATATCTGTAATGACCCATACAACACCATAATCATCAATAGTGTTAAAAATAAAGTCCCCAAGAATTATGTCTCTTTGAAGTTTAAGGTTAGTAAACTTAGGCTGCTTTACATTTGTAAGAGACTTATTAACGATAGCGTTTTCTCGTGCTTGCTCTATTCCGCGCTGTAGCTGTTCTTCAGTAGCCATTACAGAGTTCCTCTACGCATCATAAATGCTAGTTCTCGTGACACCTTTTGTGCCAATTCTCTTTCGTCCATTCCCTCGGAAGGATACACGTTAATTGTAGCTCCTCCTGCACTCCCGCCAGATAGAAGAGTAATCATTGCTTTGTCTCGTTTAGATAGCCCGTCCGGATCAAGAGGCTCTACTCGCTCAGACCGTCCTCCTTCGCCAATAACTGCTAGAGTCCCTCCTCTACTAGCAGAAACTACACCCCCGTCAGCTAACAGTTTAGGGATAGTAAATTTAAATTCTTTTGGCACCCAAGAAAAACCTGGAACCCTACTTATCCAATCTGGAAAATCAAGTCCGACTGTTTTTCCACCAATAGAAGTGTTCCAAAAGTCTTTTACTAAGCCCCAAGCAGCTTTAATTCCAGTTACCATTGGGTCCCATAGGCCATCAAGCCAATCCTTTACAGCTCCCGGAATGGCTCTAACGAATTTTGCTATCGGGCCATTATCGCCAAAGAAAGCTTTAACTTTCTCCCAAGGACCGTCTGGCCCGGTAAGAAATTCATAGAAAGTATCCCAAATCCCTCTTAGCCATTTACCAAACTTACCTGGAAGACCTAAAATAAATAGTCCAACTTTTCCGGCTATATCTATAAAGGAAACAATTCTACCCCAGATAACTTCTAACCTCTTTAAAAATTCATCCCAGAGGCCCGAAATCCACCCTGTTATTCTTCCTGGAAGTTTTACTAGCTCAGGGCCTATAGTATTTGTGACAAAATCAGTGACATTAGTCCACATAGTAGTGAAGAACTCTAAGAATTTTTCAGGTAGAAAAGTAATTACACCAATAATGGCATCAAAAATTGCTGTAGCAATGTCTGTAAATACTTGCGAAGGACTGGCGATACCGAGAACTTTTTTTACGGCAGAGATGACATTGTCCCAAATTCGGGTGAAAAGATCTACTAGGTTGCCTATTAAGGCACTAAATGGCGCAATAATTGCATCAACGATACCAGCAAAAATTTCACTAATATCCCCCTCTTTAATACCATTAAAGATTCTCATAAAAGCAGCAATAAATTTACCAATAGTGTCAATAATTGTTCCAAAAATTGCACCAATTATATCAAGTGCATTTTTTAGTCCTCCCTCGAAGAGCGGAATAATATACTTACCTATGATGTCACCAAGAAATTTAAAAGCTACCTTAAGCTTGTCAACTACACCAGATGTTCCACCAAGAGGTTTCAAAGCTTCTTCTACTTTAGCCTTTAGTCTTTCAAAAATTTCAATTGCTCTTTGTATAACATTGTCGATTAGGTCCTTTATTGCTTCACGAAAAATCTCTGATTCATTCCACATTGCGACAAACGCTGCAACAAGACCAATAATAACGGCTGTAAATAAAAGTACTGGACCTGTTCCAAAAGTAAAAAAGAGTAATTTAATATTGAAAAGGACAGCACTCACTGCACTTTTTAAAGCTGAAAAGGCTCCGGCAAACTTTGTAATGTTTCCTATGATTGCACCTAAGAATAGAAAACGAGCAAACTTAAAAACAAGAGAGAACGCGCGACTCAGTGCAAAAGCCGGGGCCACGATAGCAAAGATTTTTTGAAATACGGGACTTCCTGTAATGTCTTCTGCAAACTCTGCAAACTTTGTCAAAAAGCCAAAGAATGCTTCAAGAGCGCCACCGCTGGTAAGGTTAACGATGGCCTGCGCAGCTGCCTCAAAGCCTTCACCAATTGTAGGGAGCACCCCTACTAGATCTGGACCTATTTCTGCAAAAATTGCAACAACATTTCTCAGCGATTCAACAAATTTTGCAGTAGGGTCTCCGCCTTCAGCATTAGCGCTGCTTTCCGTCAACTCAAAAAAAGCTTTACCGATATCGGCAATAAGCCCACCAACTTCAGAGACAAGAGGGACAATACCTATAAAAAATTTTTCTAGTCTTGCTTGTCCCTCTTCACTTCCAGTAAACTCTTTCCATTTACCTGTAACCTTTTTGAGCATATTAAGAAGCATTTCTCCGCCTGATCCTGGACCGGCGGCTGCTTTTCCAATATTCCCGATAGTTGCGAATAAATCTCCAAAAACTCCAGCAAGAACTTTAGCAACCCCCGCAGAATCTGTTAAAGTTTTTGAAAGTTTTCCTGATTCTCTATCAGCATTTACGGTCTCTTTCCAACCACCCGTAAGTGTTTCGATCCAAGCGGCGAATTCTTCAGCAAGGGGGGCAGCAGCTTCCATAAGATCAATAAAAATATCTACTAAGTTTGCGGTAGCCCCACCAAAACTGCTAATAAGTACATCGTTGCTTTTCCAGATGTTTTCAATTTGCCCAATATTTCCGCTCTCAGTAAGAACGTTTGTGAGCTTAGTAGCTACTTTGCCGATTTCAGTAGCAGTGTCTGGCATAAGTGCTTTTAGCTTAGGAAACCACACATCCGCTAGTTTGCTAACATCTTTTGTTAAGGTGCCAAAGAGTGCTTCTTGAGTAGCAAGTTTAACTTCTTTAAATTCTTCTTTTATGCTGATAAGTTCTCGAACAAAGCCTTGAGCATTAGGAGAAAGTTTTGCCATAGCTTCTGCAAACTTGTCTACACCACCACTAGCGCCCCCTGTCTCACTTTTTAAGTCTTTTAAAGCATCTTTAGCGTCTAAAAGTGACTCTTTTGCTTCTGCCATGCGAGCTTTATTCTCTTCAACAGTTGCAGTCAAATTATTTGTAGCATCTGCCTGACCTTGTATAGCTTCTGTAACAGCTATAGCAGCTTGTTCAACACCTTCTTGAGCATTAGCGAGAGCTTTTTTAGCATCTGTCTCATTTTCAATAGCGGACACTACTCGATCAGAACCTTCAACACCCTTTTTAACCGAGTCGTCTACTTCTTTTTGAGTGTCTAGTGTGTTGTCTTTTGCTTTACGAAGCTTTAAATCTGCTTCAGCAAAAGCAAGCTCTGCTTCCCGTCGAGCTCGGTTATTAGGTGGAAGATTTTGTACTTTAGCGAGAGCTTCTCTGGCATCTTCAAAGTTAAGCACGGCACGTTGCTCAGACAGAACTGCGTCTTCTAAGGCAAATCCGAGTTGTTGAATTGCTTCAATTGCTTCTTCTCGAGCTTTTGTTGTTTCTTCTTGAGCCTTAAGAATATTTTTTTCAGCTTCAACTACTCTTTCGGCAGCTTTTGTTTGATTGTTTATACTGTCTTGATATGCTTTATCTGCATCTTCTTGCTGCTTACGAGCAGATAGTGTTGCTCTCTCATTTTGTTTTTGAACAGTAAGAACTCTTTTTTTAGCATTATCAATTCTTTTTTCAGCAGCTTCAATCTGCTTACTCATATTTTGAGCAGCGCCACCAGAAGTTTGACTTGCTGCTCCTAGTGCATCTCCAATACCACTAAATGCTACCTTTAGAACCCCTCCCGCTTGAGCTAAAGATGAAAATACATTGAGAAGAGCTAAAAGTGATGGGCCAGCAGCAGCAGCTTGCGAACCTAATGCAAACAGACCTCCAGCTAGTCCAGTTGCTATAGAAATAAGACCAGCTAATACAGGACCAAGTATGTACCCCGTATTAATAAGTCGATCAAATTTAATTTTAGCTTGATCTGCATCTCTCCTGAGCGAGGAGAACATTCCTCCGCCGCCGCCGCCACCTCCCCTTCCCATAGATTTTTTAAATCCTTTAGAAAAAGACTTACCGGCATCATCACCGGCTTTTCCACCCTCTCGATCAGCTCCGTCAAATCCGCGCTTAATGTCGTCTTTTACTTGGTTGGTAATGGCGCGTACAACAATGTATGCATCACCTACAACTGCCACGCGCCATCACCTCCTAACCGAGTGGAGCATCTACGTCTCTACCAAAAGGTAGAGCAGAGTTTGGACTGAATTTAGTTGTTGGAACAAATGCTTTTGTTTTTGGTTTTACTGGGTTATCAGGGTTAAATGGTTCTAGACCAAACTCATCATCTAAAGGGGGTAAGAGTGATCCATCTGCGCTATAAGAATTATTAGAGCTATCATCTACTGTATAGTCATATTCTTTTTTATAGAACTCCCGATAAAGAGTGGTTCTGATTTTAGACTTATGAATTGCTTCTTCTCCAGTAGCAGCGTACAGATCTTCTTCAAACATAAAATGAAGAACATCAACCATGTCAGAAGCATCTAAGCTTTCAAGTCTTATTCCACTCATAAGTGCTTTACCATTCACATAGGGCCAAAGATCTACTCCCCATTGGAGGAGACTTCTGGCCCCTTCGTAGGGCGTTCCGAGTACTCTGATACCAGCCATCCAGTAATTTCACTCAGTGTTTCAACTGTGACAATTTTTTCTGAATCGCTTGTCAATGCAGCAAATCGTTCATAACTTTCTACATTAAGTGTTTTCTTAAAAAACTCATCTACTACTTCTGCAGCAGCACCGGGATCATTTTCATCAGATGCTTTCCTAACGAGGTCTAAAAGAACTCTTCCTTGAATTGCGGGAACGCAGTGAAACTCTTCTCCATAAAGCTTAAATGAAAGTGGGGCCTTATTGACTCCACTATCTTCGCCAAAATCCTTGAATCTAGATGTCATATTCTCTTCCTTCGTGTGTCGTTGACCTTGTCTAGGTCTACCTTTATTTTACCGTACTATCTTACGCATGGGATCCGTAAGATACTTGTTTGCTTTGGTCCCAGGGTGCCGAACGGAGTTCGCATACACCACCTGACCTCTACTAACAAATCTGAGCATTTTTGCTTTTCTTGGGTAAATCATGTGTGGACGACTGCCTTCATGATGCAATCGAGCATATTTTTTTGAGGACCCTACTTTAATATATTGACCCCTTGAGTCCCTAAGATGCCTCATATGAATAGAAGATCTTAAAGCTCCACTTCGTACTCCTACTTGTCCCTTAGCAAGAGCGACAATCTGTGTACCTTTTTTGGAAAGATATTTTCCTACTTCTCCGGAAGGGGAGTCTAAAAATTTAGAAAGTACTGGCTCTCTGAATACAATATTTACCATTATGGCACCGCCGATGTAATGGTCAATGTAGTGCTCTGATACCCGCCTTCAGGCTCTGAAGTCTCTACGGTGGCAATAACACCTAGACCAAAACCCCCAGATGTCTCCCAAGCATCTAACTCAGCGGCACTCTGTATCATGGCCCAAGCGTCGTATGCTTGTAGTTGAGAGTTTTCTTGAATAACGGCTGCAGAAGGGGCTGAACCGCTAGGACCAACAACAGGGACTTGACGAGCAATTTGAATGTGTACAGTAGCGGTGCGAGGGTCCATACAACGTCTAGGCATAGTAGCTTCATCCCCAGGAGCACCAATATACATTTGAATAAATGACACTACTAACTGTTCACAATCTACGACAGGATCCGCCATTGTCCAGTATCTTCTGTCTGGCAAAGGAAGACTGTAGCTGTCAAAAATATTAACTGTTTTGTCTAAAATCTGTTGTAGGTACTCTGCAAGGGCTTTTGCATCCTCAGAAACATTTGATAAGTCTCTATTTGTAGTCACAACATCTCCAATTCGTCTTTATGCAGTATATATGGGTAGTACTCGTTCTCCCAGCTGGAAAAGCACGTTGCTGGAGACTAAATTAATAATTTCATCAATTTCAGGGTTGCCTAGACTTGGACGTGTTGCATAAATATCCAACACTCCTGGATCTCTGGCACCAATGATATTTGAAATGTCTGAATAAGAGGCAGATACTCGTATAGTGCCGTCTACTATATCCAGGTCTGTAGCATCAACAAGTTGTACTATTTTCTCATTAGACCAGTCAGACACATGAGCACTAATTGTCCAAGAAGAGTCTTCTAGTAAAAAGTCTCCGCCAATTTCATCTAGATAGATCAGAACCGCTCCACCTTCAGGTGTAACGTACAAGTCAAATGAGCTGAGAGGAATAGCAGGAGCTTTAGGAGTGATCCTTCTGGCCCTAGGAGTGTCGGGACTAAAGACTCTAGCTCTAGCTCTGGCCTTATCAGGGTTAACAGACTTAAGAAACAGATCTACCGCGTATACCCCTGTACGCATGTCATCAAGAAAGTCTTGACTATCTAGAATTGTATAACTTACTCCCTGACGAGAAACACTCGTGACTCTCTGAGGGAGAGCGCAGGTGGCATCTCCTTCGTACATTTTCACTAGCTCTGTTGCTAAAAGTCGGGCAGCAGCTCTGCCAGAAGAGGGAGGAGGTGTTCCATACGAATATGTGATCTCAACGTTGAATGCTGTCCAATTGGACCCTGGAGCGCCATAAACAGTCGAATGATCTGCTAAATAATACGTTTTAGGGTCTACAATCGCACCGACGTTATTTCTTACACAGTGGACCTTGATAACCTTACGACCCCTAAGACGCACTCGTGAACGAGAAGAAGTTCCATCTCCTAGGTAGTCATTACCGTAGACAGCAAGATCTCTTCCTACTGGAATGTTTTGAGTCTCCCCGCCAACAAGAGTAGGAAAAAACTTAAATCCAGCACCAGAAGTACTAAAATAAGGATCAAATTGAGATACATATCGTTCTGTAACCGTGGTTACCCCACTAAATTTTCGACCAGAGAGTGCCCACAAAATGCTTGAAGCAGTTTTGCAAGCATCATAGGCATAGTCAGACTCGGAGAAATCTCCAAGATCTTCTACGGTAGTCCATAGATTACTCACAATATACCTCGATATCTAAAAAGGAGCGAGTAACGTTCCGCCTAACAGTGTAACCACTAGCGGACGTCAACTCGCCCCTCTTTTTTAGAATTATGCTACTGGATCCTCAACGGATGGAACAATGAAGTCAATATCCAACTCGTCGTTATACGTTTCGTTACCTGGAACGTTGAAGTTTTCAGTAAGTGAACCATCAATGTCTGTTACGGCTGCGTATCCTTTGCTTCTGACCACGGTACCTGCAGGTGACACTGCAGTTGATACAACATCACTTGCTGTCTTAGCAAATCTAATCTGTGTTGCAGACGGTACTGCAGTGATGGTGTGTGTACCATTGAATGTTGCGTCAACATCAGCGACAACAATTTTCTGTCCTACAGCATATGTGTGGGGAGAAGATGTGGTAAGAGTTGCAATATTGGATGTCAAAGACTTGTTCGAGACAGAAGCAGCAAGATCCTTGTGCCATGTATAGAAGCCTTTAAGCCCAGAAGGAGCATATGTTGTACGAGCATATGAGTACGAGCGCTCGGTGGCTACAGGGAACTCCCAGCGGCCATCAAGACCGTCTGCAAACAGATTGTTACCTAGGCCATAGCCCTCGAACGTAGTTGCAAGCATTCCGTTTTCAATCACACGATCGCCTGATTGACGCAGGCGGCAGTAGGGAAACACCCAGTGAAAGTATGGAAGTGATGCAGAACGACGACCATCTTTGACAGCAAATGACCAACATTCTAGAGCGACACCATTTCCTGTGGGGTCATCTCCAACAGATGGTGCTGCCCAACCAATGCTCTTATTTTCAGGCGATGCAAATGTTCCAAAGTTTTTACGAAGCAGCAATCCACCTGAGATAAGTGCAGTCAGTTCTGTATCTGGCTCACAAATGGCAAGTTCCATTGTAATTCGTTTCATGGTATCGGGAGCCTTGTAGGACACGCACACAGTGCCGTCCGCAGATTTTTCAACAACTTCGTCGCCCTCTTCATATTCAGGGGTAAAAGATGTTCGCATAAATGCTGTAGTAGTGTAGCTATCTCCTGCTTCATTGAGCAAGTTTCCAGCAGCGTCCAGTCTGGTGACTCGGATCGCCACACCTTGAACGCTAGCCGCGTAATCCTGAGTGGCCATTCCTTTTTTCTCCTTTAGTATTTCTTACGTTAGTTAATGTTACGAGGTGGGTAGAGTCACTCTGACGGTGTAATGGATGCTGGGATCAAAGTAGACCGCTGCAGGGCGGAAAGCCTTGATTCTCATGTCGTTAATAGTAGCATTGACTCCTTGACCTAAATTGTCGTTTACTACTTCAACTTTACCTAAATGGACTTGAACCCTGCTGGTCGCGTACATCCATTTATTTGTAGGACTTGCTGCCGCTCCCGCTGCCCCGATAGGGCCACTTCCAGAGTACCCAGAACCAATAACAACACGAGTTCCCATCCGAGTAGTTAGATGTAAACCTTTTTCTGATGGGTCTGTGTCTAGAATGGCATTGTTTAGATATGAGGCAACGTCTCTTGTCAAGTGGATTGTTGCACTCTCTCCCGTAGGGGAGTTTGATATCGCCTGTTCTAAATACATAAGAGCAACATTTGGTGGAAACGCACCAGTTGCTGCCAAGGTTGCAGAGCCTTCTTTGCTTAAGAATAAATTGTCATTAGAGTTTCCTAAAGCAGTTTTTCCGCTCCACAACTCTGTTTCGGTAGCTTTTTGTGTTGCAGCTTCTAGTTGCTTTTTTACCCTCTTGAACCGATCTTCACCGGGAAGGTCAAATGCTGATCTAAAATCTTCTACTTCAATAAAAAATGGGGTGTATGGGAGATACCGAGTACTTCTCGTACCATCGTAAAGCTCCCCGCCAGTGACTACATCATCATCGACAGAGAGCAACCGGACTGTAGGAAGAGTGTCAAATTCATAGTCAAAACCACGAACCCAACGCTCGTCATACTCCCGACCTGTGTGCTTCTCAACGTCGGCAACGCTCAGAAGCCCGCAAGAGGCAGGTGTCAGTTCTGGAGGTAAAAACGCTCCTTGAAATGCCATCTTTTTTATTCCTCTCGGGGCTTCTGAACGGCCTAGTTGTTATTAATTACTGTTTTAGCTTAGTATTCAATTGCCGTTGCAGTTGCTCCACCAGTGGTATCGCGGAGGGCAGCAGCCACACCGTTCACACTAATAGTGCTTGTAACTACAAGTGCCTCGATACCGACCTTAGCGACACCTTCAAAGGTTTCAACGAACATCTTGTAATCGTTGGTTCCGGTGAGGGTTGAATCCCGAATAATTCCGAGATCCAGAGTACCGCCATCAAGGAACACGAAGGTTCCTTCAGCAAACATGTACCAAGTGAACGAGTCAGCAAACTCATTGAGAGTTCCTGAATTCTGAACACCGTACACGTTTTGATCGAGTGAATAGCTAGCTACAATCCCGCGTGAGGACATGTAGCCTTCAATTTCTCCGTAAGCATTCATGGTGCTGTCACCTGGCATTGACAGGGTGAGGTCAGCAACCATTGCATCCTTGATCCATGCAGGAACAATGACACGCAGAGGAGCATCTGCTTCGAGGCGGTGGCGCGAACGATACGCTGTTGCAGCACGACTGAGCTGAACGAGGAAGTCCCGACCGAAACCAATAAGGCTTGCGGTTGTTACTGCCGTCGAACCGGCTGCAATCTTGCTGAGCAGATACTGCTCTGACTCACGAGCGTGCTGAATCAGACCAAGCTCGTTGTGACGAGCAATCAGTTCTGGGTATGCACGAGTTGCGAGGTTACCAAACTGCATCTGCAGAGTTACAGCGTCAGTAGCGACGGTAACTTCCTGAGCAGCAGTCACGGTCAAGCTATTCTTTGCTGCTGGGTCTGGACTTCCTGCAGCATCATTTGCTGAGGTCCATACACCGACGGCATTGTCATAGCTTGTCAGCACCGGAGGCACGATGTAGCGAATACCGCCACGGTCGGCCTGGAAACGAGGAAGTGCGTCACGAACGGGACGGTTTGTGGTACCGAAACCGAAGATGTCGTAGCGAACCTCGAATGGTGCTTGATGTCCACCAGCGGCGACGAGGGCTTCTGGGCCAACGACGTTCTGGATCTTGTTCCAGTTGGATTCGGCGTCTGTGCCGAGAGTGCGACCCTCTGGAAAGGATGTGGTGACAGAAGCAACGATATGTTGTTCTCCATCTCCACCATTCACACGCCTAAGCGCGTGAAGTCGCTTTGCCATTGCCTCAGCAACAGCGTTCATATCATTCAGTGGGCTGCCAGCGGTGTATCCAGGGATGTCAGCGCCCGCCGTGATCGCCACGGGAGCGGCAGCAGCCTGAACAACAGGACGACGGTCAGCCGGGGCCTCGATATCGAGGTTATCTGCGTTTTCTGCAGCGGCGGTCACGGGTGCCTCCATAATTGGGGTTGGGTCTTCTTGGGATGTTTCTTGCACTGCGGCCTCAGCATTTACTTCGGCATCAGTTGAAGCTGTTTCTTCCTTAGCAGAAAGTTCCGCTTCGGCAGGTGTTGTATCTGCAGTTTGTTCTTCAGCTGCAGCGACAACAGTCTCCTCGGCGGATGCCTCAGTGACGGTCTCGGGTGTAACTTCTTCTGTCGAGAGCTCTACGGTCTCTTCTACAGCGGTTGACGCTTCGGATGTGGTAGACATTTCCATTTTTTCTTCGTCCTCATCGGATTCAGATTTCATTTCAGGCATTTCTTCTTCTTCAACCTCAACTTCGACAGCTGCCTCGTCTTCCATTGGCATTTCATCTTCCATTGGGGCTTCATCGGAAGGCATATCGTCGGAGACTTCATCATCCATAGGCATTGCTGCTTCTGTCATTGACTTGTCCTCCTCTTCCATACCATCTTCCATACCATCTTCCATGTCCTCCATAGGACCGCCGTCTTGACCGTACACACGACTAGCAGCTTCGGATGCTCTTTGAGCAAGCTCTGCTGCCAAAACCTCGCGGCGCTTAACTTCACCGCGAACGGTGTCAAGCATGTCGGCAAGCGACGTCATAGCGTCAACTGTCTGTGGAGTGGGATCTTGAGTCTCGACCGATTCAAATTCACCAATGATCTCTGACTGAAGTGAAGCGACATCTTCGTCGCCAAGCTCCGCCAGCTGATCTAGCTGTTCTTTTATACGGTCCACTGTCCCTCCAGGGCAGTCGTGGGGTCTGAGGCTTTCTCAGTCCATGCTGATCGGTCGGGCCGAGGGACTCCGAGACGCACGAGGCGTGGAGGCACTCCACCTAGTAACAAATTGTACAGTGCTTTTTGTATGCCTAGTTGTACGATTTTTTTGGTTTTTAGGTAAGCAACCGAAGTAGCTTTGCCATCTGAGAAGAGATGTCAGATTGACTATAAAATTCTTGACCAGACATAAAAGATTTTATTTCTTTAGTAGCAATAGCAGCATCTTCTGGACCAATTTTTGCTTCAACTCTAGTAATCATGTCTTCGATAAGATCCCTAAGAGCCGGGGGAACGTCTGAAAATCTAATTTTCTTAGAGTCTTCGCCAAATGCAAACGGAAGATTAGCAATAGTTTTTCCTAGCTCTCTACTACTTTCTCTAACATTACTGATAGAATCTGGGTTAAGTGCCTTTGTATCAAGTCGATCTATAATATCTATCAGATCTCCAGCAGCTTTAGCTGCCTCGCTGTAGTTTCCTGTAAAGTCAAGATTTTCAACTTCTGTAATCTTTTCAAGCGCTCTATCTGATCCCACAGCGCCTAAATCAATCTTAAGTCGAGCTAAAACTGTCCGAAAACGACCTGCAGCATCTCTCGGCTGAGTGTCAGGCGTAAATTTACCGCCTTCAAAGCGGTATTTCTGCTCTACACCAGGTTCAAGATTGTCATCTAACATTCGTTCGTCTGGGGACTCATCATATGCTTCGTCAGGAGGACCATTGGTGTCATTTTCAGGCAGAGGACTATAAAAATCTTGCTCTTCTGCAGTCATATTATCTATTTCTTTTTGAGTAAAATCGTAGTTTTCAGGGTATATTTTCATTTGTCATCCTTTATTAAAAAACTAATTGTTATCATAGTCATTATCCTTATAGTCATCAACTATTGGACTAGCTCCTTCTGGAGAATATCCACATTTTTTGATAAGTACAACTACAACTTTAGGGGGGTTCCATTGGCTGTCATAGAGATCGTCAGTCTGAGCCATAATCTCTTCCATAGGAATTTCTAAATCAGAGTTAGAGACTTTTGTAGTGTAATCTTCTGGGTCACCATAAAGTGATTCAAAAATTCCAAATTCTGCCTCAGAAAAAGCAGAAAAGATACTATTGTTGCGACCACGGCGTTTTCCTGGGTTAAGTTTGCTTCCGGTATATACACCAGTTGCTTCTTTATGACGCAATTGGCAGTAGCCTTTTGCCCGAACACCCATGTACTTAGACAGGTATCGAACGCACCGAGTCCAATCTCCAGGAGTTCCCCAGCGAATCTTTAATGCACCTGCACCGCGAGTCCAGTATCGACGAAGACTTTCAGCATTCCCACGATTTCTGTCGGCTCCACCGGCAGCAACCATAGACTCAACAATTCTTATTCTTTCTCTAAGAATGTCGTTCGAGAGAGTAAGACTTTCTTTGTTACTCTCTCTCTGTGCTTTTGGGAGATCATCTTCTTCATCTACCTCGTGGACTGCAGAATCTTTAGGTACGCAATTGGGAACCTCTTTGCCATCGAGAGTTTTCATCCCAATCATGACGTAGCCCTCCCAGCACGGATCATCTGCTGCTGCAAGAATTCCTTCGTCAGGAATATTATCTACAGAGTCAAGTAGCGCTGCTTCCTTCCACTCTCGAGGGACAATGTCCCTCTGTTTAAGTGCCCTAGCTCTTTTTACAATATGTCTACGAACCATAGCTTTGCTGCCAACTTTTGCTCTACCGTATGATTGAATAGCATTTTTGAGGTCGTTTATATTTCTGATAGGGAATGAGCCGTCAGGAAGTGCTTTACCTTCCTGAGCCAAACGCTTACGCATTCTGCGTGAAACAATTGCAAGCTCTTCTTCAGGGTTACCGTCATCTATTCCGTAAACCATGTAGTCAGAGTCTTTTTCAATTTCTTTCTTGGTTTTGCCCATTTTTGCAGCTAATTCTTCAGCTTTTACAGCAAGAACCTTAGATCTAGCAGACTCCATTGCTGCCACTAAAGGAGCATTTTCTTTCTCTTCTAATTTAGAGATACGGTTTTTTAGATCAGTTACGGGATCACTCTTCATTCGAGCCAAGGTGTTGGCACCTGCCGCGACGAGGGCCATGACTTGGCCGGATGCAACACGAGCACGGGCAATTGGGAATCCAGGAACATTTACTTGACATACAGCAACTAATTCAAGCTGTCCCTTAATAGGACGCCAGTCACCTGAAGGAGCAGAGGCACGAAGAGCTCGGACTTGCTCAGGAGATGTGCCTGGACGTAGGGCCCCTGCTACCCAAATTCCGTAGGAGTCTTCACCTGCATGAACATCTGCAATAGACGAAGCGGTGTCGTCGTAGTGACGAACGGCTTCCTGAGCTGACGCTTCAAGAGAAGCATGGCCACCAGCTAAAGTTAGTTGACCAACCGGGACATCGTTACCTTCCTCGGTACGAACGACTCCGGTATGGAAGTAAGCATATTTGCTTCTACTTCGAGGAGGTCTGGTCCCAAAAGACATTCCAATATGGTCAACATGCCATGCAGCAATGTGGCCAAAAACTCGACCATCATCGTCTACTGTCAGAGGGGTTGCCTCTTTCAATGCAGGGTTATTGAACCACGTTGCAGGGGGAGTGGTAGGAATTACTCCCGCCACAATTCCACAAGCGACAAGCGCAGATGCTTCAATAGCGTCTAAGTCATCGACATATACACCGTCCGGAACCACTATGTCCTCCTGATTTTTCATTGTTTCGAGCACTTTAATTTTACATTCTTGGAACGCAGGCTTAGGGACAATAGTTACTGCCATAACTCTTGCTTTCCTAATCTTTATTTTACCGCTTGAAATTTTTCCTTCTTCGTCAGTTCCTTCTTCTGGGGCCTCTTCATCAGCTTCAAATTGATCTAAATCGGCAGAAACTCCACGAATAAATCCGTTTTTTACCAGTCTTTCAGCTTCTTTTCCATAAATCCCTTTGTCAAAAAATCCATAGGCATTACCTATGCCTTCTTCAGTTCTCTCCATGCGAACAATTTTCCCAACAACTACAGATCCGTTATGACCTTCTCCAGTTTTTATTTGCCAAAGAAGGGGAAGAGGCAGCTCTCTTATAGTTATAGCGTCTGAAACAAAGATACGTCCATCGCCGGATTCGACTTCTTCAGGGATAACCAAAGGGATATAAAACTCTGCTCCTTCTTCGCCTTCACTCACTATGTATGAAGAAGCACTGGCAAGAATTCTATTTTTTGCTTCTCTTCGCTGGCTGCGCATAGCAATAAAATCGAGAACGGCTTCCTCGGAAGGGAGTGCACTAGCAGTCAAAGAAGATTCCCAAGAGCCGACTGCATCCTTTTTTAAAGTGGCGCAAAAAGCCTGTGCTCTCGGGCCAAGATGTATAGACATTTTTTCAATACATCTTTCCATGTCTCCGGAAGAGCCCCAACGGACTTTTGAAGATCCTTTTCCTTGAATCCAAAATCTTCTCAAATGTTTTTCGTTAGGGCCGCCAGAAAACCCTGAAGCAGTAGTCGTCTCTTGTGTACCATCCATTGCGTCAATTTTTTTCTGAGCAGCAACAGCAGGGCCATCAATTTGCGTTATGACATCCTCTAAAGCTTTGTTATCTAGAACAACTACAGGAGGAGGTGTAGGACTATTAAGATCTTTAAGGATACTTTCATCTGCAACCCATTGGCCTGGGTCCCGTTTAAATGTCATAGGAGCAGTAGTACCCGGACCTTTTGGCACTAGAGCAATAAGATTCATAACAGCTTGTGCATCATCATCCGCAACAACTGCCATATAGATAGGAGCTACATCCGACTGACGAGGGTTTTCGTATGCACCTGTTTCAGTAGATTGATTCTCTGCTGCAGCAATAATGGAGTTTTTACTGTATTTAGAAGATACAGTAGTTTTTCCATTAGATATTTGCTTACTGTATGAATACTTACTATTAGATTCATAGATTAAGGCATCTTTTTGAGCGCGTGCTTTTGGAGTTCTATACACATCTTCATAGCTTTTAGTCGCTTCTAACTGATCTGGCATTCTAATATCTGATGCGTACCATCCTCTATTTTTTGGATTCTCTAGGAAGTCTCGTAGCATCGGATTATTCATAGCGTTTGGAAGTTTGCTCCAGTTGTAGTCTGGTTTTTTGTACCAGTAATCTGCTTTTTGAAGGCCTACAACAGTTTGAGCTTCTACAGGTTTATCTGATAGCCGTTGAGAAGAAACCCATGCAGGAAAGTCGTTTAGCATAGTAGCTAAAGACTCTCTAGAGAGAGGGGGGAGAGTTCCCGGTATTTGAGCAGCGAACCCAATAGGAGTTCGAGGTTCTCCAATAATTCCAGACGTATCTATCGGATTAGAGTCAAAAAGTGATCCGCCCCCGGCAGGCTGTTCTCTGCCCTGTTCAATAGGATTAAAAGTATCTTCCTGCTGAGTTTGATTTGCAGCGATATCAATATATTTACCGTCATCGAGTTTAATTTTTACTGTTTGAGCCCCCCCGTCCTGAGAAACAATTTCACCCTTATAGTTAGGGTTTTTACCGATAATGACTCGAGAACCAGTAACAGCAAATCTTCCTAGACCATCTCTCATCTGGGCTGTAGCTTTTTCAGAGCGTTCTTCTGGTGTATAGTCACCGTCCTGATTAGTTTTAAACCCAGGGGCAGCTACGATTGCATCTACAATAGAAAAATCCATTTCAAAGCGAGCAAGATCATATACTGCAGTTTCTTCTGGAGCTACTTCATCTAAAGACCGGACAGAGAATGGGTCAGCATCGAATAGAGCGGCTACAGTAACAGCAGCCTCCGGGTCCAGTGGGACGTGCATTTTATCTACAGTGTCGTAAGGATCGTCTAGAGTTTTATCGTAGGTTTTAATGTCATGGTCTACGTGTCCTAGGTCGTTCCAAGAGCCGTCATCCCATACAAGAACAGTTCCACAGGGTTTTACTGCATATAATCTGTCTATGCCTGACCCATCAAGTCGTACACGAGCCATATATTTCACAGCTGGCGAGTCAAACCCTGAAAAATCTACAGTTTTAGGGTCTTCAAAGTCATAGTAGCCATGAGATGCAACAAGAGAAGAGTTTTCTTTTTTATTCTCACGATCAACAATTGAGGATGACCACTTCTGCGCAGCGTCACCGCCCCAGAGCGCCCAAGCAATACGACCATTAGACGGGTATTCTTTATCTGCAGGCTTATAGCCTTTACCCTTTTTATCTACTTCATGACGAGGAAAGTATTTGGCAACGTGACGAATTTTTTTAATGCCGATTTGTCCACCCTTTGCAAGAGTGCGAGCACTGCTTAGACCGATAGGAGTGCCACCTCGCTTAAATTCTTTACGCCACTCGATAGCACGTTTGGCTTCTTCTTGGACAGACTTAGGGATCGTGTGCATACGTTCCGAGGAAGAAAAAACAGAAATATCTAATTCTGTAAGAGCAGCCATCGCAAGGTCCTCAGATTGGACGCTGGGCTTAAAATCTGTTTGAGACCAAACATAAGAAGAAGCAAGCACGGGGGTATAGTCAATAGATAGGACATAATTAAGCTCTTCATCAATTATCGCTGATTTATTGTCAGACGAAAAAAGAACTCTTGTCCCGCTTCTTCCTGCAAACTGCATATTAGTTATCCTTGTCTTTTCCGGTGACTGGACCGCCAGCGACCCAGGCAACACATGTTCTTCCTGCTGCACATTTAAAGTCAAACGCTTCGCAATATCCAAGAGTTCCTGCATCTATAGCGTCCCAAGCTTCCTTGCTGCCTTCCTGCGTCAGACCTGAGTCAAGACAGTCGAGCATCTCGGGAGTACGAATAAATACTGCGCAGTTACCACATCTAGAGCTTTTAGCTTCATCAACCGTAGTGCTCCAGAGTTCGGCTTTTTCCTCCCAGAAATCAACATTTGGCCTATCTGGATTAAGAGGACCATAACCAGCACTTTTAATGGCCTTATTTCTGTTTTCCAGATTAATCATTATATCCTGAGTTGCAGGGGGGCAAGTAAAGTTTCCAGCCGCTACAACAGCATTTTCAACCTCTGAGGCGTTAGCATATTCTGGGTACATTGTGACTAATTGCTCTCTGGTGGCAGTGTACGCAACGTAGTCAGTGTCTAACTCTGAGTCTTCAGTATCCCATTTATCAATAAATTCTATTGATCTTTCAGGATTAATGTAAACAATTTTAGAATCATCTAAATTATCTGAGTCCTTAGGTTCTAAAGACCAACCACCATCTATTCTAAAAAATTGCCCGACTCCATGCCAATCTAGAATCAATTCAAGAGGTTGATCATCTTTTGCAAGTACATGCAGTGCCATAGAGCCTGCTCGTTCCGCTTTAAAGTCTTTTTTTACATCAGCCATGTTGCTACTCTACCGCCTTAGAAGAGTTTTTCTTTGCAATAAAGTCATCAAGATCTTTCTTAACAGCCTCAGCAACTTCGTTAATGAACTCTTCTTCAGAAGAACCTATATTCTGTAAAAGAGCTCTCCAAGCGTCAATGTTGCCTCTACCTACTTGCTCAACAATAATATCAGCAGGTGCATCAACCATAGGACCCCGTACAGGGCCATCAACAGTACGATAAATTACCGGATTAAAATTACTCATCATTTTCCTCCAATTCAGGCGTCTTTTCTTGAAAAATTCCAACTCTTTCCGCAACGGCATTTTTTAAGGCTAGATACTCCTCTTGTGCTATACTATTAGAGAGAAGGGCCCAGGCAGCAGAATTTTCATGTGCAAATTTAATTCCAGAAGTGCGCTCAGCGGAGGGCAAGGCTCCTTGATATGGAGTATCTTTTATTGCTTCAGCATCCAACTGAGCGTTTGAAATTTCAATTTCTTTTGGTCCAGCAAATACTTCAATCATTTTAGTCATTAAATATCTCCTCTGGGATCGGTCCTAGCATTCCTAACCTAAGTGCTTCCCATGCTGTCGCTTGCGTCTGGTGCGGCATCCATGTGTCTTCTACATAGCCTAGCTTAATTGCTCTCTGATGCGCTCTCATAGTTGCTTCAGAGATTAGAAGATAGGCAGGGGTGGCATTTAACCCAAGAACAGAAAGATATTGAGGAGTTTGTGTTCTAGAAATAGCTGCTGCTACGTCTTCTGGTTTTACTGACGAGTTTTGAGCAAGGAACGCTCCCATCCACGAATCAATTGTTATATGACCTGAGTTTTCGGGATCTACCCCGTTATTATAAAAAGAACGTCTTTTAGATCCACTAACAGCTTGATCTATAGAAATATCTCCATTGAGAAGTCGAACAACATTCCATCCAAAACCATTACCCATCATATATCCAATATCTACTTTTCTAATTTCTTCAATAGACGTGGCATTATCAAATAATCCATCTTTATGAGCTTGAATAAACTTTTCTGCTGTCTCAAGGTTTGGCCTTCCCCCGCTAGAGGTACTCCACCTGTTTTGAGCAGAAGTAATGGCTACTACAGCAGTTACTACATCCTCTGGATATCCAGTTTTTTCTGCTAGATTTCTAGCACCAGTTTGCATTTCATCTTTATACCAATTTCTTCCAATATTAACAGCAGCCGTGTTTGAGAGAGCGCCAAGCATTGCGTCTGCCATTCCATCAATATTTACATTATTTTTTTGAATGTATGTATCAATTCTTTTCTTTGCTGAGTCAGGAAGATCATCTAGTCTAAGTACGGCTACACCAGGAAGAAGCTGATTTGTAGAAGAAAAAACTTCAGGGTTTGCTCCCTTAGTAGACATTCCCCTCATTGGCTCGATGTCGAAGGATTCAGGATCCCAACCGAACTCATTTATGCTATTACCTTCGCTAAACAAGTCTCCTGCTCTTACTTTTTTAGATATTACAGGCATATTTTTGTCGTCAGTCTCACCGTAACCATGAGTTTCGGCGTAGGTGGGGCTTAAAGATACCCAATCGCCAGGATTGATATTAGAACCTTCTGGAGCAGCACGATATACCGTTACTATAGCGTCAGGATTTCCTTTTACTTCCTGTAAAACTTTGAGTGATTCATTATCTGATGCAGTGTCACCTGTTTTATAGATATCTGGACGGGAGTAAAAATCCGGAAGCATAGACTCTAAATCACTTGCATTTGCATTGTCATCGTTTTTTCCTGGAGCCTGATGATATCCTCGGTAGGATAGATCTACATTAGACTCAAGGGCTTTTAAATCGGAAAAAGTATTCCTTGCTTTATAATTTTCTGGTCTTGTGTTAATTTTTACAATGTCGGGGTATCTCTCATTCCATCCATAAGCTTCAGCGAGATCTTGAACTTCTTTTGATGTAGGGGAGCCTCCCTGGACAAACCAAGAACTAAATCCTTCTGCAAATGCTTCTACTAGATCTTGATTTGAATATGTACCAGAACCTGAAGATTTTTGATAAGCATTTAGAGCTTGATATCCTTTAGGATTCTGCTTTTTGTACATGTCTCTCGGTCCTTTAGGTGTTTCATCAATAGACCCTGTAAAATCAGTTGAGAACAGATCATCAATTGCATGTCCCATTTCATGGGCCATAACTCCAAGCAGCCCTGAGATAGAAGTCTTGGCTAAAGCAGCGTCAAACTGCGCTCTATATCTATCAGCTTTACCTGAAGGAAGGTTATTTGGATCTAGAGGTGATGGTGCTCGTACTTTGTCTTTTTTTGCACGCCTCTCATTCATCCAATTTTGATGATTCATTCCCACAGCTATGTCATCTCCGGGGACAATTATTGACGGTCTGATCATCATTATATGGTCAGAGGCAAGTGTAGCCCCCAAAACGCCGTCCGCTCCTACTTTATTACTTATGACATACACCATGCCAGGTTTTGAGATTACGGACTCAAGTTGATCAACCGCGTTCATAAAATAAGTAATCTGTTCGTCAGAGACTCCTCTTGCACTAACTGCAATAGTGCTTCCTCTATTGCTTTTGTATATTTTTGAAGGACTTCCAATCTTATCTAGCATAAATTCTTTTAAACGTACCTGAACCCTCTCGTCCGTTCGTAGCTCTGTAGAAAGTCCAAGCTGGTCGTAAGCTTCTTGTTCGGTTATTTCTCCACTTTTTATTTGTGAATCTAGGAGAGGACGAACCTGTCTTTCAACAGTATCTGCTAATTGTTTGTTGTACCCAACGGAATCCCAAAGCTTCCTCATCTGGTTGTAGTAAGCTTGCTCAACTTTTCCAAAAAACTGACTTTTATCAGCCCTAGTCCAGCCACCTGACAACATAGTGTCGTCACCGCCAGCAGATGTGTCTTCGCCTAAACCATTTAAGAGATCATCAAGAACTTGGGCCGCTATTTCTTCATCTGTTTCTGGGGAGGTATTAGTTGATGGAGAGCTCGAAGAAGGGGTTGTTGGTGTTACTGGAGTTCCGCCACCTCCGGACGGAGGATTGTCGTCGCCATTGTCTTCATTTCCGGGCCTATTAGCGTCTTTGGCAGCTCTTTCTGCAGCCTTTCGACGCCTTTCTTTAATTTCTGGCCTTTCAATTAGGTCTTTTTTAAATGCTGTAGCCCTCGGAGGATTTGAGTAGCCCTCTAGAGGTGGGGACACAGGAACTTGACCTGTGGCTCTGTAGAAAGAAGGAATACTAACTCCTTTTGAAGGAGTCCAAGCGCCCGTATTAGGATCAACCACGAAAAAGTTTTTAGCGGGTCCTCTAGTAGCGGCCTCTCCGTCAGGCTGCCAATCTAGGTAATCTGTGTATTTGTAGTCACCATACACATCTATGGTCTTAATTACTGTACCCCAGCGGCCACGTACATGGTCGTAGATTCTTTCTCCGCCAAAAATTTCAGTAACTCCATCTGCAGTTATATGGGTTGCCGCTGGATTATCAGTAACATCCTGAGGACTTTCAAAAGCTCTACGGCTATTGAAAAGATCAACTACAGCTTTTTTCTGACCTTCTTTAGTCCTTGGAGCCTGGCTTTGAGACAGACTAAGATTTCCTAAAGCGTCTCTAGTTTGTGTCTGTAAAAGTTCAAATGAGTGACTTGCGGGGTAAGAATGAATTCTTACTTCATTCTTAAACTTTCCTTTACTTTCATTTTTTGGGTCACCTACCGTGTAACTGCGATGCACAACGGAAAAGGTGTTATTTTTATTTTTCTGAATAATTACTTCATATCGAGTTACAGTACCGTCTGACTCTTCAACATCTTTACTCCAGGTTTGCCATCTTCCGCCACCTAGATTTTTCTTTGCAAGACTCTCTTCAATCTTTGCAACATTTTTATCTGGAGAGCTGGATATTTGACTCTGAAAAATTTCTGAAGATGGTGATGAAACTCTTTCTGCTTCAGGAAGTGTCTCATTAAGCTCTTCAATAGATTCTTTTTCTTTTGCTTCTTTTTCTTTTTCGGAAAGCTTAGGAGCTTTAGGTGCCGCTTGAGCTCGTACAAGATTAATAATCTTATCAAGTTCTTCTACATCCGCGCCAGGAAGTTTTTTCTTAGCTTCAAGAAGTTTTACTGAAGTTTCAGGGTTTTTACTTAGGTAGAAATCAGGGTTTACAGATATTGCTTGTAGCGCTGACCCAAAACTAGGGGATATATCAGAAGTGTCAGAATCTATTATTAATTCTTTTGTAGCACTGTAAATATCTTCTACTGGTTCTTCTTCTTTTGTAACATTGAAGATCCAGCTTAGACCGCCGGGATCCAGTTCTTTTTTTGATCGAGTTACAGCTACATAACCAAGACGAAGTTCTTCAAGGTCTGGGAGAATAGTTTCTCCCGTGTCTGGGTCAGTCTTTGGTGAGTATCTTTCACCAAGGAAGTCATCACTAATCTGGACTCTGTCAAACTCAAGTCCTTTAGCTACGTGAGCAGTAATAATAGTTACATCTATGTCTTCAGGAGGAACTCCCTGCCAAGAAGCTTTTAAGTCGTTTAGTGCTGCAACGGCATTCTGAGCAGCAGTTCCATTTTCATCGTCAACAAAATTTACTTTTGTTGCTTTTGTTTTATTGTTTTGAATATTAAGAGGTATAGGACTGTTTTCGGGACCGTACTCTTCTGGGACACCTTTAAATCCTATACGTCTCATGTCGTATAAGTATTTTCCTCTAGTATCTCCAGTAAGAATGTTTCCATATAAGTACACATCTATGGATCCATCTTCATTTTTTCTAGTCGAAATATTAATTGGCTTTTGCGCCTGTGTTTTTCTTAGCTTGGTAGGAAGTTTTTCAACTTTCTTTCGGCCAGCTTTAATAATTTTATTTTCTTCTGTTATAGCTTCTCGTAGCGCATCTCTCTCCGCAACTTTTTCTGGGTTTGAGGTGCTTCGCAACCTAGCGGGAAGTTTTTTTGTTGGCTCCCATCCAGCTTTAATAGCTTTATTTCTTTCTTTTACAGCACGTCGTTCTGCTTCGTGCTCCGCAAGTTTTTCTCTAGAGTAAAACATTTGATATTCAGGGGTGTTGTGAATAACTACTGAAGACTTGTCAGGACCATCAGGATTTACTATGTCTTCTTCCGTAAAGTTAGGAATAAATGTTCCAGCTGTAAGACCTTCAACGTAAGGAAACTTAACTTGCTTAATTAAATCATCTAATTCTGCTGACTGTTTCTTACTCTGTAAGTAGATAAAAAGTTGAGTTAGTCTAGGTCCAGCTTTCCCTTCTGCGACAGATAGAAGAGCCTCTTCCCAAGAGCTATAGCTTCTAAGGTCTGGATGAAGAACATTTTTAGAGTCGTTAAATCTAAGTGCTCTAGCGGAGGATACTAGGGAAATAAAATCGTTTCGAGAGTTCTCATCCATAGCAACTCTTCTATCTTTTGCAAGCTCTTGAATTACTGAAACAACTTTACCTATAGTAGTTCTTGTGAGAATTGCATCAGGATCCACCATTGTTCCAGGCTTTACAACTTTACCAGAAGGTCCAGCAGCATCAATTCTAAAAGGAGACTTTAGCAGAGATAAAAATCTATTTGCAGTACCTGCAATTTCCGTACCAAAACGGAAAGATTTAGTTAGTGGTAGGTCGTAACTTGACACAACTCTGTCTAGTTCGTCTGTAGCTCCTCGGAAGCCATAAATACTTTGATTGCTATCACCCACCATAACAATTTGTACTTCTTGATCATCCAAAAATTTAGCAAGAACAGGGTTAATATCCTGAGCCTCATCCATAAAAATAATATCAAATGGAGGAGTATTTCCTCCTTCAAGACGCATATTAGGTTTAAGCAAAGTAAATTGCTTAAGAATATCTTCGTGGTTTACTTGTAGAACTCCATCAGGATTTGTTTTATCTGCCCACATGCGCTCTGCAAGATCTACAAATTCTTTAGGAACGTTATCAGGATCCATTTCCTTAAAATGCTTAGGAAGAATTTTTTCGTCAGCACTAATAGCAAACTCTTTTATAGCTTCTTGAGCTGTTTTCACAACATCAGTAAATCCAACAGGCTCTCCGCCATCTTTTGGATAGTAGTTTTTTACCTCAAAGTGGTCAGAAATAAGTTCTGATTTATATATAACTGTGTCTCTGTACTCTTTATTGCTAGAAGCGTTTAATCTTTCCGTCATAAATTTCCAGTTAGGACGACTCTTCATATCTTTATGCGCAAGGGAGTCTGCTGTACGAGACGTAACATTCCCTGGCATCACAGCAACAGCCTCAGCGTTGATGGATCTGTTGAAGGCAATGTAAAGAATTCTATCGTTAGGACGCTCTTTAAGTATTCTTCTTGCAGCTATTCTTATGGTGCTGGTTTTTCCTGAGCCTGCAAGAGCTCGTACAGTAGTACTTGCTCTAGTCATAATCGCGGTTATAATGTTTACTTGCTCTTCTGTTGGTGGGAAGCTTTCTTCTGAGTAGTCATAGTCATCCTCAGGAAGAGGTGATCCAGGCTCAATATCTACTGCAAAAGATCCTTCATCTTTCTGTATTGGACCAGAATCATCATCATCATCATCATCATCGTCATCATCGTCATCAGTTTTTTCTTTTACTTTAGGAGCTTTAGGCTTTATAGGCTTCTTTTCAGGTGTAGGAGTTTCAGTTGCTGGCTTAGGAGCTCTAGGAGCACGAGTTTTTGGCTTAAAAGTTTCTACCTTGTCGGACTCATCTATTGATACGCCGCGAGCCTCAAGGCCCTTGCGAATAAGTTCAGAAACTTCTGGTTTACTGCGAAGAATCTTTACAAGAGGATTTTCGTCAATAATTGGGTCAGGGTTTTTCGGATTAAAAATAGGAGTGAGACTATTAGCTGTGTAAGCAATTTCTTCTGAGTCTCCTCCATTACGAAGAAGATCTCTTAGCTTTGTTATTTGACCAACTAAATACTCTTTATTAAGAATAGTGTTGTAGTCTAGCTCTGCTTCTATTGCCCTAAATTGATTAAACTTTTCATCTTCGTGGTCTTCTTCCCACGCATCAGCAAGCGCTGCTTGAGCCATTGCATCATTAATAATTTTTCTTGATACAGAGTCTTCTAGATTTTTTTCTGGAACATTTTCAAAAAGAATAGTTTCGTACTCTTTTGCTCTTGCAGCAGTGCGTTTTTCTAGAGCTAAAGTTTTCAGTCTGGCGTTAAAGTCATCTAAAAAGTCTGCTGCTAATTCAGCATCTTTGTTTTTAGGTAAAGATGAGGAGTCTTTATATATTGAAGGCCCAAAGTCAAGGTCGAGCCAGTCAGACGACTCGTCAGGAGCTGAAGAGCTAGAAGGTGTTTCTGTAGTGGAAGAAGAACTTTCCGGGGACCACGCTGGATCAATAGCATCTTCAATCCAATCAGACATGTCGTCAAGAGTCTTTTGCGTGGAGACAAGACTTGAGTCACGATCTTTTTCAGATACATCTCCTTTAAAGCCTCCCTGCTCGAGACGATTAAGTTGCCTACGAGCAAGGTCAATCTTTGCAGCAATCTCTTCAAGGGCAGTTAAATTGTCTTGACTAGAGTCTTTAGTTTTAATGTACTTACGAAGAGACGTACGCAAATCCTCAAGAGTTTCTTCAAGTTCGGACAATCTTTTATTGAAAAGATCTTCTCTATCTTTTTGAGGCAAGTTTGGATAAAAATTATCAGGCATACCGTAGTCAAGTAATTTATTGAGTGAGTCTTCTGTCTCTTTAAGAAGATTTCGTGCTCTACGGTTTAAGTTTTGCTTTCTCTTCTCTCCTGGGAGTGGGCGTTCTACTGGCTTTGGTTTTGACGGAGTAGTATCGCCTGGAGTGAAGACGCCTGCATCAATGTCTGAATCTTCTTCAGAAGGAGTTGGCTCTTCCCCATCGGAAAAGTACCTGTCCCCTGGGTACCTAGTGATAGGTTCTGTAGTTTTCCCAAAAGTCCTGTCAAGGTATTCTTGTTGAGCCTTTTCTTTTTTCTTGCTATATTGTTTAGCATCTTTTTCGGGAATTTGACTGATCATTGTCATAAGATCTCTGAGTTCTTGATCAGTAAGATTTTTTGGGTCAGTAGTAAAAAGATGATTAACATATTCGAGAGTGAATTTTACTGGTCTAATTTTTCCAGTTGCATCTACGTAGAAAAAATCTTGCGCAGGCACGAGCTGACGACGACGTTTTCCTTCTGCGGGCTTAGGCTTAGTTGTACCTTCACCAGACTCTTCTGCTTCGGCTACTTCTTCATCAGTTGCATTTGTAGGAGTAGAAGAAGGTTCGGATGCTTCATCTTGAGTACGCTCTCCGTCGAATTTAGAGTTTTGAGGTAGGTCTTGACCAGCCCGTAGACCCATCATAGATAGGAAAGCTTTTTTATTTTTTCTTCTAAGTTCTTTTTTCTCTGCGCGAGAGAGTGACTTAAGAAGCTGTCCGTAGTCATCTATCTCTTCTCGAGTAAAATCCCGAGGATCAGTATTTTTTAGGTAGTCAACGTATGCTGGAGTAAAATCTTTTCCAGGCTCTCTAGAGGGGATACCTTCTTCATCTTCTGGAGTTACAGAAGGAATTAAAGGAACTCGAGGAGGTTTAGGGCTGGGGGGAATAGGAGTAGTGGGCGTAGGAATAGTAGGAGTAGGAGTGGGAGTGGGAGTGGGAGTGGGAGTGGGAATAGTAGGAGTAGTGGGCGTAGATGGTTGATCTGCTTCAACGCCTTCTGCCGCATCAATCTTTTCAACCATTTCTTCAATAGTGTCCGTTTGTCCTAGCTTGGGACCGTAGTTAACTACCCGATAAGTTCCATAAACTTTCTTAAAGTAAATACCTTTATAGAAAAATTCCCCATTTCGGAGATCTATTACAGAAACATTTGAGTCCTGAGGAGGGGTAGATACGTCATAAAATTCCTCCGTTCTAGTGTCGCCCAACCCGCTAGAAATTGTTGTTCCATCGTCTAATGTAAGCAGAGTTACAGATTTTTTTGCCGGTACTCTATTTTCCCGTGCTATTTCTTTATCCCTAAAAGAAGGAAATTTTTTACTAGAAACAATTTTATGCCATTTATTATCCGCACCAAGTACCCAGTCTCCAACTCTCAACTTACCAGCACGAAGTTTTATGGTTCCTTGAACTGACGGTTCACCTGTTGGAGATCCTACGGCAGGAATATCTCCAGGAGGATTTTCAAGAGCCTTCTCCCTTTCAGTTTTTTCTGGCTCTACTACATCATCAACAACATCATCTACTTGATCTTCTGGAGTGACATCTTCTGGAACGTCTGAGATATCTTCATCGTCAATTATCTCAGTTAATGCTTGCCCGGCTTCGTCGCCGTCTTCAATGGACTGCGCGTACTGCTCTGCTTGACCGTTTAGTTCTTGTAGCTCTTCTTCATCTCCCGAGCTTTCAACAAATTCTCTGCCTTCAGAGTCTGAAAGAACTAGGTCAACAGTTCCATCTTCATTTTTACGAGTGCTGACTGTGTAGTCTTTCCCGTTAGGAGCAGTTACTGTCCTAGTGGTTGGTTCAGTTGACAGGTCTTGAGTGTCTGCGTCTGCGTCATCAAGATCTCCAAGTAGATCGTCTAGGGCATCTGCAGCATCAGAAGAGCTTGTGTCCTCATCTTTTTTGTAGACATCATCAATAAGCTTATCTGCATCTTCGCCCTGCATTTGAAGAGCATCTCGAATAGCAGCGAGAGGAGCAGTAGTAAAAGATTCTTCACCGTCTTCATCAGTACGTCCTACAGTCCCATAACCTGGCCGTTCTGCGTCAGGACTAAGTCCTTCAGCAAGAGCCTCTTTAAGATCGACCGCGTCATTCGTGTTAGCAAGATTTATAGGGTCAAAGTCTGGGTTTTCATCAACATTTTCAAAAGGTTCTGGAAATACTGGCTGGAATCCTTCTGGAACATCTTTGTCTGGATTCTTTGGAAGATACTTACTGTAGTCTTTGCCGTCAAGAATTTCTGCTTTTTCATCATCAGAAAGTCCATCAAAGAGTGGAGGAAGATTTTCATATTTTGAAGCCAAGGGTGCTTCTTCTTCAGGAACTTCTTCTGGTGTGGGGAGCACAGCCTTAGGAGTACGAGCAACTTCTTCTACTAGGGTAGCTTTTGGTCCTTCAGCGCGAGCTTTTTCTAGGTCAGAAACATTCGTAGTGCTTGATTCAGGTAGTTCGTCATAAATCTCTGCAAGTTTATTTTGCGCGTCAGTGCCTTGTTCTTTTAGCGCGTCATACAACGCTTGAGCGGGAACTTTTTCATCCCCGTCATTAAAGGAGAGATCTCCATCTCCTGGAGGCCCAAAGTCAAGGGCGTCTAGGTCTTCTGAATTTTCTGTGGGCTCTGCAGGAGTAACGGCTTCTTTTAGTGCGCTTGTTAATTCTTCTTCAGAAAAAGAGTTAGCCAGTACTGAAGGATCATCGGTATAGTCGGTAGAGTCTTGATCAGTACGACCTTTAGGCTCGTATGTAAAATCATCATCTACAAAATTTGCACCCGTTGGGTCAACAAAATTAAAAGCTTGACTCTTATCGTTAAGGGGGGCCCTGTCTTCTTGACCCGAAGACTCTTTTTGAATTTCTTGGAGGACCTCATAAGGATCCCTGTCACCTACGGTGTCGTACAGTCTGTTGTATGTTTCTTGATCGAGAACAGCAATAGCGTCAGACTCGCGGCCTTCTTCTTTGTCTCGAACAATTTCATCTACATTAATCATGCCCTGAGTGTCTGCCCAGTTTTGGAACTGGCCTAGATCGGTACCGCCACGCTGACCAGTATCTCTATTTAGAATAAATACAGGCTTATCTAAATCAATAGGGAAGGAGCCGTCAGGCTTTCTTTGAACAAGTTCGTCTGGGAGTGCTTCAAAGTCGTCATCATTATTTGGATCTAATTTAATAACGTCATAGGCATCGTCGGTGTATTTAGTACCAGCTCCTGTGTAAGAACCGTCCTTACGGAAAAGATTAGGGAACTCTACCTCAAGAATTTGATCTTCATCTACTGCATCTTTTCTATCAATCGCACCAACTTCAGCAACCGAGAATCCGTCAGGAGAGTCTTCTCCCCGCAGGTAAGCCTTACTTGCTTCAGAGCTTCCGGCAGGAACTCTGAGCAATCGACCGTCAGGAGTTTCTAGATCGAAAGTGTCATCCGCTCCAACACCCTGAGCAATTGTTCTACCGCTAAGTTTACGAGTAGATCCGTCTCTACGACGAACAATAGTGGACATGCCCCCACCCATCCACGCAAAGCGACCTTTGCGGTCACGACGCTGCATACGAGCTCGAGCAGAACGAGCCGCCGTAGAGTTTCCATCACCAAAGGCAGCGATAATTGCCGTAAGAGGGACGGAACCCTGTGGGAGGGCGGTAAGGCGCGTAATGTAGTAAGACTCTTCAGGAGAGAACGGGGCAGAGCTAAATGCAGATGCAATCATCGCTTGAGCTTCTGTGTCAGTAATTCTAGGGTCAGCTGCGATCCAACGTCCACGCTCAATACGCAAAGCGCTAGCCGTCATTGCGTGCTTCTTGCTAGATGACGGGTGGCATATTGGAAGAAGATCTGTGTTACGACGTTTTGCAAGGTTTGTTTTGTTCTTCTGAGAGACAAGCACAAAGTCAGATACATCGCGTATGGCGAGATACTCACGGATAGAGAACGGAAGTTTGGCAGTTTTCTCTAGTGACCGAGCAAGAATCTCTACTGCAGATCTCGGGCTAACGCGCCGATATATTTGAGTTTCTTTGTTGGCACTAGCAACAAGAGTGATAGCAGAGGCTGTAACCTTTGCTAGCTGCTTGTTAGTGAGGTTGTTAATCACAGTTCCGCACTTTCTGTTTTCTTAGGGAGCAAATCTGCATCTTGACTATTATACGTAGTAATTGCCAGCTCTCGTGCACGTAAATATGGATCTTGACTTTCTTTTACTGCTCGCATCCAGGAAGCTTTTATTGCATACTCGGCTTCGTATCCGAGACCGGAAAGTTCTGTAAGATACGTAATTGCACCTTGAGCAGTAGAAAATGTATTTTCTTTTAAATCGTTAAGAGCAAGTTCATTTTCGGCTGTAAAAGAAACTAGTTCTAGCTCTATGTCCTGAGTATTCTTTTTTGCAGTTACGACTCCGTCAGGTAGAATCGCTAGTCGGCACTTCCCATTGGGCTCGACAGGGAGACTAATGATTGCGCAATCTGCTCCACCTTGATAAAACACGCAGTTGGCGCAAATAACCCCGATGCCTGCATCTGTATTTTTATCGGCAGGAGTATATCCGGCCCAGACTCCTGTAGCGTCTTCGTTAAACTTTCCGTGCTTTTCTACTACAGAAAGAATTGCATCTGCTAAATCACGCTCTTCAGGTACCAATCCGCTGGCGGTAAGCGCTGAATTGGACTTCTTGCTGCTCTTGGGGTGTGATGCAGGTAAAAGATCGTTATCAGTTGTGTACGCAGAGTTTGATGGCTTACCAGACTTAAGAAGCTTTAAATAGGCGTTAACGCGCGCCATAGCCCACTGGTCTCTGGACATTCCTGGTCGGTGACTGGTAGAGAATGCTCCAGCCCCCCTGCGATAAACCGCTTTAAGCATAGAAAGAGTAGCTTTACGTCCCTTAGGAGCCTTTTTATTGTGTTCTTCTACTTTGTTTTTGATAGCAGTCTCGGTACGAGCTCCAAAAGAAATCTTTCCTTCGCCACTAGCAGAGTCTTTTTTATTTGTGTCTGAGCCCTTGATCTGATCTTCTTTAGGAGCAGGCTCGCTTGCAGCAGCAACAATCGTATCGGGAGACACCAAAGTCTCGGAAGGCAAATATTCTTGCACTACCTTTACTTGTACCCAGTTCTTTGACGATTGTGTTGTCATATTTAGTATCCGTACTTTGGATCAAGAGAAGCCTTCATCATCCAGCGAAACTTTTTATGCGCTGAATCTCTGGCTGCAAGGTCATCAGCAATTCCCTGCTCGTTGTCCGAATTTGCTTGAGCAAAAGCATCATTAATGTCAGAAAGGATGAGCTCGTTAGCCTCGTAGCAGGACTTAAGAAGTTCTTGTACGGAGGCTCCGCTAGGTACCTCTGGAATGGTAGTAAGTCGTAGGAAGTCAGAGAGCGAAGCGGGGGTAGGGGATCCAAGTTTACGAATATCTTCACCAATAATATCAATTGCTTCTTCTGCATCCTCATAGAACGTAGCAAACATTTCGTGATACTGAGAGAAGTCTTGTCCTACGACATTCCAATGCGCGCCGTGGAAGACATACTTAATGACAACATAATCGCTAAGTAGAGTAGCGAGGATATTAACTAGCTCCGGCTTATTTACTGTCATGTTATTTCTTTCTACTGTCCTGGCTCAAAAAGACCGGCGGGGGTCTCAGTCGGTTGGGTTGCTTCCGGTCCTGCGGGGGGTGCTGCTTCGGCGGGGGAATCATCCGGAGTTTCTGATGCAGGCTCACCATCTGGAGTTTCAGTTGCGTTTGCAAGGGCTTGCTGCACCTCAGGTGGGACAGGAGCAATACTGGATGCCTGTTGTGCCTCACGTACGGAGTTCATTATCTCAGGGGCAATAGACCCGAGCATGGCTTCTACAGTTTCTGGAAGAATTTGTCCACGCTCAATCATCATGCGAAGCGCAATTTCGGTACCTTCAGGTGCATCTGCTTCAGAGAATCCGTGTGCGCGTCTCCAGGAACTGTAAGAAATAGCATTACGATCAAAACCTGAATCTGCATCAGCAGCGCGGTCATTGCGAGTAGACACCTGTGAAGGATCAAACCAAACAACAACCTTACTGACATCTTCTGCGGAAAATCCGTTCGCAATTAAGTATGGTCGAAGGTAGACAACTGTGAACGAGTCAACAAGAAGCAGCATGAGTGGTTCGATGTGCGCCTTGTAAAGAGACTCGTCAATTTGTACGGCGTTTGAGTATTTGACGTTAGCAAGACCTGTTATTACATCTTTCGGTACATCAAGACCCTGAAGAATACGTTCGAGGACGCGATCAGCACGCTGTGCAAGAGCTGGGTCGAACGATCT